GGTTCGAATCCCCGATGTCTCATTAAGATGAATATAGCGGAAAGCCAGTAAAATCAAGGCTTTCCGCTATTTTTTTGTGATTTTTAAAGTAGTAAAAAGTAATCAAAAGTTGATGGTTTTTAATGTCCGCATTGCGTCCGCAAGGTGTTTTTTGACCCTAATGTCCGCATTGTGTCCGCAAATCAGATTGCCAAAACATCATTTACAACGGCTGCGGCATCTTCTTTTTCTTCCATGATGTGATTATATACATCCAGTACCATTTTCTCTGTATCTCCCATTAGCTGAGCAATTTTCTTTATACTGATTGCCGGTACCTGGTAACATAGGTTCGTGCAGTAATTGTGTCGGAAGATGTGTGCAGTCAGACCGGACACGACAGGAAAAGCATCAGTACCGCCTGCAGCATAATTTATTTTCTTTACTATGGCCCCCCACATTTTTACATAAGCGGAATGCGTTATGTTTGATCCGTCACGACAGGTAAACAGATATGTACCGGGAAGAGTAGAGATGTACTCTTTTAAAAAGGCTGCGGTAGTATCAGGGATTGGAACAGACCGAAATCCGTGATCGCTTTTTGGCATCTGCTTAATCTCCGACGCGTTTTTCGGGAAAATAAGCGTTTTTGTGATCGAGACGAAGTATTTGCCACTTTCCGATTTAAAGTCGAATTTTGACAGTGCCAGAGCTTCCCCACGGCGTAATCCACAGGAATATATAATATAGATAAACGCTTTCTCCCTGTTTGTGAAATCCGCCTTTGAAATAGCTTCTTTTTCCTCAGACGTGAGAGGGCGTTTTTCTTTTTTGACATATTTTGGCAGATTGATGTCCGCACAAATTTTATTATACATTCCGACGCCGATATAATTATCAGCTACAGCCATTTTCATGATCTGTTTAAAAGTAACTTCTATTTGTTCACAAGTCCGCGGCTTATCCAGTGCATTGTTGATAGCTAACTGGAAGTGGCTGTTTCGAATATCACATAAACGGACATCCTCTAAAAAGGATAGATGTGTTTCTATGATATTTTCATACATTTTCCGAGTATTCATTTCACGGGCAGCCTTTTTTGTGAGGAGCCAACTTCGTGCATACTCTAAAAAAGTCACGTCGGTTCCCTGAACATACTGACCATTTTCCACATCGTTTTTCAACTGATTTACCTGCCGCTCCAGATCAGCACTGGATTTCTTTGAGACAAGGCGTTTGCGGTGCTTGCTACCGTCAGCATTGTAAGTGCCATCCCAGATCTTTGTTTCGTACTCACCACGGGAGTTTTTTAAGTATTTTGCTTTTGCCATAGTATCATCCTTTCTAGTGTTAAAGGTGTCGAAATCGACCCGTTTTTGGGTATAAAAATAACAGCCAGAAGAGAACTGGTGTTCCGCTTGCGTTTGGCTGCTCCGAATGATACAATATGCTTGCTTAGGGCTACCGTATCATCGGGAGCATTGCCGCCTTGCTTTACAGTGGGGCGGTTTTTATTTATCTAGAATCATATGGCACAAAATAATCATGTGACCGGATTATAATGTAAGTAACATTATAACGGAGATGTGCCAATGATAAAAAAACAATATACGTCAATCGATTGGTCTGATTATGATTCAAATAACGTAGTATGTATGGATACAAATAATTCTTATTTCACTGCCGAGTTGCCAGAGGATGAACGCGAATTATATGATAACGCTGAAACAGTTGGTATTGACGGAACTATCTAACTTTGCTACCTCGCAAATTGTGGACTGCATACAATCTTTAATCGAAATATGATATTGCGTTATGTTTTTCGCATAAATATCCTGTATTATTTTTCCATCAATAGTGCCACCTATGGTTAAAACTCTAGGAGTGGAAACAAGATGCGTTTCTAGCTTATAGGAGGTATTATCGCCAATAATTGCGGTATGCATTCGATTGTGTTCATCTCGTCCAATAACGAGAAATGAAGATTGTAAACGTTCTTGAGTGGTTTTGTCGCTAACTAAAAATGTGACCATATCAAGAAAATCATTTATGAAATAATTCTCCACGTCGCCGCCCATCTCTTGAATGCAATGATTGACAAAAGGCTCAATTCCACCTACAATTCCAGCGGATCCCAGTATAATATTGCTATTTATTTTTCTTGTCTTATTATAAAATTCTGAAAGACTTCCATTTTCGCCAGCGCGTCCATCACTCATGATAATAGCATTGTCTTTATTAGCATATCCCAGTATTAAACTCATGTATTCCTCCGATGGTGTAATCAAAGTGGCGTATTATTGAGTATTATTTGCTTTTTCAATTAATTCCTGTAACTTATCTCTATCCCAAAGTAAGACACCGTTATGTTCTGCCAGTTCTTTTGCACTTCTGGTAAAATACTGATTAGTTAATACAGCGGCAACATGGCAATCATAAAAGGTTTTGCCGGCAAACGCTTCTTGTACCGCTTTATTGCCTATGTTTTGGGAATAGCATTTGCATTGGATACCATATTTTACCCCATCTTTATAAGCAATAATATCAATACCTTGATCGCCACTTCCTCTTGTGACTTCAACATTTGAAAATTCATTTTTCTTTAATAGATCACCACAAAAATATTCAAACTCATGACCATCCATATTATCATATGGTTTGTTCAAATCCATCGTCCTTGCAGATGTAACTGTTGTGGATGAACTATAAGTAGTGGGGGTATGAGATGAGGAAACAGCTTTTTTTAAGCATAATCCCGAGCTATCTTTAAAAGAACCAGTTGCGATTCTAAATATATCTACGAGCCAACCAATTCCAAATAAACCCATGGTGAGAAGATATAAGATTCCTATTTTAGCTTTTCCAACATAAAAATAATGAGCACCAAAAAAACCGAGAAATATACACAATACAAGTGCAACTGTCTGGTTTTTCCCACTGACGGCAGGAGCCTGTATATAAGGACGGCTGACAGTTTGATTGGGTGTTGGTGTTTGCTGTGGTGCAGAGTAGTAATTATTAATTACGGTACTATTGGTTTGGTTATTTAATATGGTGTCAGGGGCGTTTCGCGGTAACTCACAACCACAGTATTCGCAAAATTTCCCATTTCCTTCGGCTCCACAATTTGGACATTTCATAATATAATCCTCCCTATAGATTAATTAAAGTTTATCGCCATTTTCAGATATATACTTTGACATTTCGTCGTCATGTTCTAATTGAGCATTGCACATTACAGCATATCTTTCTAACTCATATGGAGAAAGTCGTTTTTGCAGTGTTTTGTTTGTTGTTTGTTTTAAAGGCTTTTTTTCGACAGGTTCATGTATTGCGTTTTTAGAAAAACTGTTCTTCTCGCTTTTATTTTCGACGTTTTTCGATGATATTTTTTTAATAGGCTGTTCTTGTACATTTTTTTGAAATTCATCACAGGAATCGGCAGTTGTTTTTAATGAATCGGAAGGATTTTCAAAAGAGTATCCTGAGTTTGGATATAAATTTTCCACTTTTAATGCATTTAATATTTTATTAAAAAACATCATCACACCTCCCGGAAACATTATGCCTGTATATATGATTTCACCCTTAATTCTATCAAAGCCTGTTCATATCCCAGTAGACGAGAAAGTTGTTGAGTGGTCAAATCTCTATTTTCCCTAATAATATCATCTGGAATTAATAGTTTTACAGCAAATGTATTAGCTTCTATCTCCATTTTATTTACAGAAAGTAAAGTTTGCGATCGCAAAAACGGAGTAGATACATCTGGATGGAGAAGGGCATGCCCTAACTCATGGGCGCATGTAAACTTTTTCATGTTTTCACTCAAAGCAGCATTGATGTGTATTTGTTTCATTCTTAATGGCTTATTGTAGTAACCATTAATTGTTCCAAGTTCCTCATAAAAAATTGAAATATTAAGCATATCTGCTATTTCAAAAGGATCATTGGTTTTATATTTTTTTATTAGGCGCGATATTACATTTTGAATATCCAATAGATCACATCCTATTCATTATCTGTGCGATATTTTTTTGGTGTAAATTTCTGTTTCGCATTTATCTTAGCTATTTTCAAGCTGTTCTCCAAGCTCGCTTTTAAAAGTTCTCTGGTTTCATCGTCTAAAGGTTCGCCAGAAAACATAAGGGATTCCTGAGAATCTTCTAATGCATTAAGTGTATTTTCGAGACGTTTAGCGATGTCGCGTTCGTCTTTTTGATTTAATTGCAACCCTGATTTAGCCGAAGTATTTTCTCCATTCATCAAAAAATCCATTGAAATATCAAAATATTCACAGACTGCTTTTGCAGTTTTTGGAGAACATTCAGAGCCTTTATTTTTCCAGGTGCTGATCGTAGAGGAATTAATGCCAGTGTCTTTACAAAAACGATAAGGCGTTATTCCTCTCTCCTTACATAATTTCTCAAAAATTTCGTACATACTTTTCCCTTTCTAAAATTATCTCGGAAAAACGAAATAAAAGTATTGACAAGTTCGGTATAACGAGGTATAGTATGCACATGGCTCGGTTATACGAACTAATTCAAAATAAAACGAGATAATTCGCAATAATGATATAATTCGTTCTGACAAACTAAATATATCACTAAACCGAGCTAAACACAAGTATAAATAACATACAAAAAGGAGGGATATTTTTGTCGAAAATGTACACCTGTGGCGAAGTCGCGGAGAGATACAAAGTCAAGGTCATCACTGTATGGGAGTGGATTCGCCAGCAGAAACTCGGAGCAATTAAAATTGGAAAAGAATACAGAGTTTCTGAGGAAGATTTAATTGCATTTGAGAACTCTAGAAAAACCACCCTGGCGAAGTAGAGGATACCACAACACCAGTTCAATAGAAGGGAGATGAGAAGGGTGAAATGAATGATTTAGATGTTTTATTAGAGGTTAATAAGATAATGAATGAGAAGCATGCAACCATTTTTAACGCGAAAGATGTTCAGGAAGCAACCAAACGCATCAAAAAGAAAGAGATACTTAGAATATTGTGTATAGTAAGTATCTCCGTGGTAGTAAGCCTAATTACTGTATATATGATGTAAAGATAACAGTAAGAAATGCGATTATGGCAGGGATGAAGACATCAGTTAATAAAAAGATTTTTAAAGATTTTTTTCTGGATTCGAAATAATCAACTAATACAGCGTACCCAGAACCGGTCACTTCATAATCTCCGGCATAGGAGGAATCTGAACCTTTTACATGCTTTTTGATATATCCTCTTTGTTCCAAATTGGCAAGCCGGGCATCTGCGACGATGTCATTTTCGCGAAATGTGGACAAGAGTGCCATTGATCCATTTTTGCTTATGAATTTTAGTAACTGAAAATCTTTATCTGACATAAAGTTCTCCCTTTGTTTGTATTTCAGCATAATACTGATAAGGCAATTATAGAAGAGGAAGAAGAAAAAGACAAGACAGAAGGGAGAAAACATGAGCGAAGCAGAAGAGTTAGAAAAACTGTGTAAGCCGGTAGTCGACTGGTTGAAAAAGAACCATGATCCGCATACCGAGGTACATATAACCGCAGAGCACATTGACCTGATGGAGAGTGTGATCGGTATTCCGGTAAAGTAGGGAGGTGGCTGGATGAATTATCCAAAACCAGTAATGAAAGCAACAGAGCTTGAAAAGATGGGGTTTCCAAGGGAATTTTTACTTTACGCGTTCCGTCGAAAAGGGCAGACATATGCGTGGAAAATGAACCCTGCAAAACCGAATAGCACGATAGTATTTGACACGGAGAATTTTGAAAAATGGAGATGCAAGATTGCAGGATCGGGGAGGTGGTAGTGTGTGAAACGGTTATCTAAAATCATCATGGCAACCGGCGGGATTATATCAATGCTTGCCATGTGCTGCCTCGACAGTGATGGACTGTACATGTACTACGCCGGAGCAGTCTGTATCCTTGGCGGATTTATCGCCGGAGCTGGATATGGGTTGAGAGTTCTATCGGAGCGCAGAAGAGAGATGCAGATCGAGATGTTTTATTTTCATCAGGCGGACAAGCTGGATGGGGATATGGTGTTGATCGAGGACAAAAAAATAGCACCCTGATAACTTTGGCGAGTACAGGTGCTATTTCAATCGTGGAAATACCAAGTATTTCTGCGTTTATTGTAACACTGGAATTGAGGTTGTGTCAATGTATGAGAAACAATGCAAACGCTGTGGATGTTCCATGGATCCGGGCGAAGGTCGTAACGGAGTGTGTGATGACTGCGTAACTGGGGAGACAGAACGGCAGAAGCGCGAAAAACAGATTGAGCGGATGGTCCGGGCAACGGATTGGACGCAGATGGAAATGGAGGAATTTATAAGTGTCAAAAATTAAGTTGTGCAGTAAGGATGAGGAAAATCTTATTGAAGAGTTGCAGCATTTGAGTGAGGTTTTAGAAGAAATCGGCGTTGAGGGAGTGGCAGCGATTGTCTGTACATCCAACGGAGATATAAGAAGCAGGTTTTGTCTCAATACTGAGACAGAATTATCCATCATGATTGAGAACGATGGGGACAAAGTGACAAGAGAATACAGATATTAAAGGAGATCAAGCATGAGTAATATTACAAAAATTAAAATCAAAAATCTTTTCGGAATCAGAGAGTATGAGGCAGATGGAAGTTCTTTGGAGCTGTCCGGTAAAAATGGTACAGGCAAGAGTTCTGTGCTGGATGCAATTAAGTACGCGCTTACCAATAAGAGTGATCGCGACTATATCGTACATAAGGGAGAGAACGAGGGCGAGATTATCGTTGAAACGGATACCGGACTTTCCATTGATCGTAAGGTCAGAATAGGAAAGGCACCTTATAAGTCAGTGAAAAGAGATGGTTTAGAGGTAGGAAGTCCAGAAGCGTTTTTAAAGGAATTATTCACGCCGTTGCAGTTGAATCCTATCGAGTTTATGAACATGGATAAAAAGCAGCAGAATGCGATCATCCTTGATATGATTGAGTATCCATGGGATATGAACAAAATCAAGGAGTGGTTCGGGGAGATTCCGGCGTGGGTTTCTTACGATCAGAACATTCTTTCTGTGCTGAATGATATTCAGGCAGAGAACGGCGATTATTATCAGAACCGCCGTAATATTGACCGCGATATCAGAAATAAAAAAGCTTTTGTGGAAGAGATCGCAAATGGTATCCCAGTTGGATATGACGTTGAAAAATGGGAACAGGCAAGCGCCGGAGATATTTATCGTCAGATCGAGCGTATGCAGAAAGAAAATCAGACCATCGAGAGAGCAAAACTGTTGAGAGACAGTCGCGATAGTAAGATTAGAAAGTTTGATGCTGATCGTGAGATTGAGATCACAGCACTGGATCGTGAAATTGCTAACCGTGCAAACCAGATTGATAAATCCATTGCATCTTTAAATGAACAGATTAGAGCTTATGAGACGGAAAAAGAACAGCTTGCATCTAAGAAATCAGATAAGTTGGAAGTCATCGAACAGACTTACAAAGCGAATGTGGCACGTTTTGATGCAGAGATCGCCGAGTATGCAGAATATGCAGACAAGCAGCCACAGGATGTGACAGCATTGCAGGAGCAGGCACAGGAGATTGAAAAAATGCAGTCTCATATCAATGAATATAAAAGAATGCTCCGACTGCAGAGTGAAATCGAGGAAATGCAGGCACAGTCACAGGAGCTTACAGATAAGATTGAAAAAGCGAGAACGCTTCCGGGAGAAATCCTTACGAACTGTACGATTCCGATCGCTGGTCTGACGGTAGAAAATGGAACGCCATTGATTAACGGTCTGCCGGTATCGAACCTGTCAGAGGGAGAAAAACTGGATCTCTGCATTGATGTGGCAATTCAGAACCCGAACGGTTTAAATATCATCCTGATCGATGGAGTGGAGAAACTTGCAACAGATCTGCGTGAAAAACTGTATCAGAAATGCAAAAACAAAGGGTTGCAGTTTATTGCGACCAGAACAACAGATGATGACACAATGACGGTAGTTACATTATAGGAGGTATGGCATGGATAATATGGTATCAGTAGGGCAGCAGACGGCAGTTGCACCTAAGACATCACAGACAGAAATGATGGTAAACAGACAGACACAGGAAGTTCAGGGCGCCATCTTTATGGCTAAGAAGTTTCCCAGAGATGAATATGAAGCAATAGAAAAGATAAGAAGGAGTTGTCAGAGAGCCACGTTAGCAGAACAGGCAATTTATTCATATCCAAGAGGCGGGCAGAATGTCAGCGGACCATCGGTCCGTCTGGCGGAGTCATTAGCTCAGAACTGGGGAAACATCGACTATGGAATTATCGAGTTAGAGCAGAAAGACGGAAAATCAGAAATGATGGCATATGCGTGGGATTTAGAGACAAATACCCGTGTGACAAAGATTTTCGGTGTTGAGCATAAAAGGGATACAAGAAATGGATCGTATGCGCTTACTGACAGCAGGGATATTTATGAGGCTACCGCAAACTTCGGTGCAAGAAGAATGAGAGCCTGTATACTTGGAGTTATTCCGGGAGACGTTGTAGATATGGCTGTTAATGAATGTAAAGAAACACAGAAAAAAAGCTATGGAGAACTTCCAAGTCAGGAGAAGATTAACAAGATTGAAAAGCTGTTTAAAAAAGATTTTGGAGTTACAAAAGAACAGATCGAAAAATATGCAGGACGGAACATGGGAGATTTTGGTGCTGACGAGTGTACCGACTTATGGGGAGTATACACAGCTTTGAAAAACGGACAGGCAAAGACAGAAGATTATTTCCCTGTTGAAAAAGATGTGCCGGATCCATTCGCAGATTCCAGACAGGCACAAATCGCAAAAGAAGCATCGGAGGTATTTGATAATGTTATTAACGAGTGAGAATTATTACAGCCGTGAGGCAAATGAAGAGTATTTATCTGTCAGCCAGTATAAAGATTTCATGGGTACATATGGTAAGCCTGGCTGTGAAGAATATGCCCTTGCAAAGTTAAATGGTACATGGGTGGAGGCTATGGAAGATTCCACAGCATTGATGGTCGGTTCTTATGTAGATGCACATTTTGAGGGAACGCTTGATTTATTCAAAGCGCAGCATCCATGCATGTTTAAAAAGGATGGAAATCTGAAAGCCGAGTATGTAAAGGCAAATGAGATGATTAACCGATGTGAAAGGGATGCACTGTTTATGCAGTACATGAGTGGCGAAAAACAGGTCATCATGACAGCGGATATGTTTGGTGCAAAGTGGAAAATCAAAATTGACAGTTACCATCCAGGCAAATGCATTGTGGATCTGAAAACCTGTCAGAGTATTACCAAGGAATTTTATCATCCAGATACAGGACACCTTAATTTCCTTGCAGAATGGGGTTATTACATTCAGGGCGCAGTTTATCAGAAAGTTGTTGAAATCAATACTGGAAAGAAGCTTCCATTTTTTATTGCAGCAGTCTCAAAAGAAAAAGAGGCTGATATACAGGTGATCGCTGTGGAACAGAGCCTGCTTGATGAAGCACTTACAGAGGTTGAGCACAACGTATCAACAATCCTTATGCTGAAAAGTGGAGCAGTAGAGCCGATGCGTTGTGAACATTGTGATTACTGCAAGCATACGAAAGTATTGAATAGACCTATCTGGTCAAGTGAATTGATCGGGGAGGTGTAGATGAAAGATTCTATTGTTGTTGATATGAAATATGCCGGGTATGACATGATCGACGGCACGCCGAACGTGCACAGGCATCATATCTTTGAGGGGACAGCGAACCGCCGGTTATCGGACGAAGATGGTTTGTGGGTGCCGTTATCCTATGAGCATCATGAGGGGAACATGAGCGTGCACCGTAATAAGGAAATGAGTGTGTTGATGCATATTATCGGTCAGCTTGCATGGGAAAAGCATTATATCGTAGAACATGAAGATGTGAGCGAGGATGATGCCAGGGACACATTTCGGAAGAGATATGGAAAAAGTTATTTGTAGGGTTGAAACACCTTAAGAAACAGTTCATGCAGAATAATATATCACAGTATTATTGAGAGCCATGATCTCCGGTGCCGATGGGTGCCGGAGGGAAAGGAGAAGATATTGAATCAGTTAGAGATTTTTAAGAATAGAGAGTTTGGAGAGATCCGAACAGTAACGGTAGATGGAGAACCGTGGTTTGTTGCGAAAGACATTGCGGAAATTTTGCAATATACAAATACACAAAAAGCCATCAGAGATCATGTTGACGAAGAGGATAAGCTGACCGAACGAATCGTTCTGTCAGGTCAAAACCGGGAAGTTATTTGTATTAATGAATCGGGACTTTACAGTTTGATTCTTTCAAGCAAAATGCCAGGAGCAAAGCGTTTCAAACGTTGGGTGACATCGGAAGTGCTGCCACAGATCAGAAGAACCGGCACCTATCAAAAACCGCTGACACCACAGGAAATGATGCGTGTACAGCTTGGTATGATCGATGGACATGAAGAGAGAATCACACATCTTGAAAATACTATGACCATTGATTATGAACAGCAGCAGGAATTAAAGAAAACTGTAAATAAAAGAGTGATTGAGGTTCTTGGTGGTAAAAAAGCACTGGCATATAAGGAAATGAGCAAAAAGGTGTTTTCTGAGTGTAATCATGATATTCAGGATTATTTCAGAGTCAATTCCAGAAACAATATTCCAACCAAGAGATACCAGGAAGCTGTTGAATATGTCGAAGGATGGAATCCAAGTAATAATACAATCCTTGAAATAAGAAGCTGTAATGTGGGAATGGGTGGTGTCAATGGAGTATAAATTTACGATTCCCGGACGGTTGGATGGCCTGAATGATTACACAGCCGCCAACCGGACGAATCCCCGCAAGGGCGGACGGATGAAAAAGAAAAGCGAGGATTCTATCATCTGGTATATAAGGCAGCAACTTCCAGGTGTACATATTACGGATCCGGTTCTGATCTACTATCAGTTTTATGAAAAAGACCGTCGCAGGGATAATGATAACATTTTGTCCTGCGCCGCCAAGTTCGTGCAGGACAGCTTGAAAAAAGCATGGGTAATCAAAGATGATGGTCAGAAATATATACCGCATTTTTACTTTGATACGGACGTGGATAAGGACAATCCAAGAATTGAAGTGACCATTACGGAACTTACACAGGCGCAGGCAAAAATGTCACTGAGAGAGCTTCTTAAGGACTTGGAAACGGGGTGATGTCTTGACGGATGAAAAGAGCAGCTTTGTCCTGTATACGGAGTATCTGGAACATATAAAACTGCTTACGATGGAACAGCGCGGAGCACTCCTGACGGCAGTATTGTGTTACGCGTCAGGGGACGAACTGCCGGAAATGGACGGCATGACCAATATGGCATTCAGCTTTATTAAATCAAGGATAGATCGTGACACTGCCGCATATTTAGAGAAGATTGAGAAACGTCGGGAAGCCGGAAAACTTGGCGGCAGACCAAAAACAAAAGATATTTCACAAAAACAAGAGAAAGCAAAAAAAGCAAATGGTTTTTCTGAAAAGCAAAATAACCCTGTTACTGATAATGTTAATGTTACTGTAAATGTTAATGATAATAATAAAAATACTTTGGCGGATGCCAAAGCGTTGTTCGAACGTCTGTGGAAAGCATATCCGAACAAAAAAGGCAAAGGACAGGTATCGGATGCCCAAAAGAAACGGCTACTTGCAATCGGGGAAGATAGGCTTGTTAAAGCGATTGACCGCTACAGTCTTGAATTGCAGAAGGACGCCGACTGGAGGAAAGCGCAGTATGGGAGCACATTTTTTAACAGTGGCTATGTAGATTATCTGGATGAGAACTATGTGCCTGGCAAAGCAACAGAGCATAAGGGCAAAAGCAATGCTTTTAGTAATATCAATCATCGTCAGTATGACTATGACGAATTAGAAAAACAGGTGCTAAATTCACAACCGGGAGGTGGTTGAAGTGAATATGACGGAGGGAGAAATTTGCAGGCAGTACCGCAGCGCAAAGGACAGAGCAAGCCAGTTGCAGATTTTAGCAGATTTAAATTGTGTGCCGCGATTGGAGATCATTAAGATTCTGATGCACAACGGCGAACAGGTGCGGTTGCCACTTGCGGCAAAAGGTAAGAAAAGAACAACGGAGCTGACGGACGAAGAGTATACGGCAGCACTGTTTAGACGGTTGGATGTACTTGATCGGGAAATCTCTAAAAGAGAAAGAGAGTACCGGGAGATTGTGGCTGTGATGAAAGGAGCAGGGAGATATAAATGTGGAAAGAAGGTAAGAAACGCCGCACAATTATCGGAAAAATGAATAATAACTTGTCAATGCCGACAAAGCACCCGAACCAGGATGCGTTGAAAAGATTCAGAGAAGTACCGTATCAGTTGCGGTACGGGAAGGAGAAGAAAGATGCTGAATAGAGAAAAATATGCGGAAGAGATTCTGAACTTTTTGCGTGGAGCAAAGAACATTTTGCAAAATATGAAGATGAAACGGTTTATACATGGGATTACGGAAAAACGTCATGGAGCACATACGACGGTAAAATGAGTAGCTATAAATATGCTATGTTGCCGGAAAGTGAGGATCAGAATGAAAATAAGCAGGATTAAAAACAGGATATCTGAGGCAGCAACAGAAGCCTGCGGGTATTCTCCACTAACAAAAGTGGTTTCGGAGGAAGAAATCAACAGGATTTTGGAGCAGGAAAGCGGATGGATTCCAGTAGATGAGCAGATTCCTAATACTGATAAATATATCCTGGTATCGTTTGAAAACTTTACTATTCCAGATATCGGAAGATATGAAACTGATGAAGATGGTAACGGTGCGTTTTATCCGGGGGATGATGACAAAAGCTATGCAAAATATGGATTATTTGTAAATGCTTGGATGCCACTGCCGGAGTCGTACAGCACAGATGCAGAAAAGCCACATATTGAAAAGCCACAGACCAATGCAGACCGGATCAGGAGCATGACGGATGATGAACTTTTAGATTTCCTTTGCTCAATCGAAACATATGAGCAGGGTAGCGTAAAGACCATTGAGGGCGGTGTTGCAATGTGTTCTGTTACAGATGTGGAACAATGGCTTCGGGCAGAAAGTGAGGGATAGCATGGAGAGATTAACAGAGAGAAATCCATTGTGGATTGATGATGAACTGTGGGAAAGGGCATGTGAACCGGATTGCGAGGAAATAGATGCCGTATATCGGAAACTCAAAGACTATGAGGATGCTGAAGAGCAGGGATTACTTCTGCGGTTGCCGTGTAAGGTGGGAGATATTGTTTATAAAGTTAATAAGGCAAGTAAAAAAATTTCAAAACATAGGGTGTTGAAAATCGAGATTGAAAAAATGGAAGGAACGGATTTTACTACGCAAATATGGTTTGAAAACTATGACTTTACATTTGCACATCGTTTTGGAGAAGTAATTTTCTTTACCAGAGATGAAGCCGAAGCCAAGCTGAAAAAAATGGAGGGGGAAAGCGATGTATTGTGATGGAAGATGTCAGTATTTGAACGAACGTGAACACAAATGTGAGTTGACCGGAGAAAAATTGACTTACATGAAACAGACCGGAAGTATTTCTTTCTCCGTGCATGAACATAGAGGATTTTGCAAAGGAAAAAAGGTGGAACGTGATGGAGAATAGACATTTATGTAAAGCAAGACCAATAGGGACTAGAAAACAGTGGGTAACTGGATTTTATGCAGTCCTTGGAGAAAAGACGGTAATTATCGTAAATGAGCCGGAAAAGTTTTATGACGTTGATAGTGGGGAAATTAGTCATGGAAATAAGATTGTAGAGGTTATACCTAACACCATCTGCCAGTGCACCGGATATGAGGGAATCTATGAGAAAGATATCTTCCGGTACGAAGATGAAGATTACGTTATCAAATGGTCAGATGATTCATTGAGATGGGAAGCTACATCGTTAGAGACTGATGTAAGTGTTCCATTGGGAGATATTAATCCGGATTATATAGATGTTATTGGAAACGAGATTGATAATCCGGAACTGTTGGAGGTGTAGGATGCCGAGAACCATAGCGTATAGAGCGGGAGGATTTACAAATTGTGGAATCGGTTACACAAAATTCAGTCAAGAGGAATTGGCAGAAATGAAAGATAGAGTCATGACGGAGAATGAATCAATAACAAAAAAATATTGCAGTACATGTAAATACTACGCTGAATATGAGGGCGTTTGTTGCAATGGAGACAGTGAACACTGTGCAGATTTCCGTGGACTGGATGATACATGTGAGAAATGGAAGGAAAACGAAGAATGAATGAAGAACTTAAGCCATGCCCGTTTTGCGGACACAGTATAGATATTGAAAAAGATGTGTATGAGCCGAGTATGGATTGGCACCCGACATTTATTGACCCAGATAGTGGTGGCGCCCCTATTAACATTCATTGTAAATGTGGCTTGGAGTTTTGCACCGGTACTTATGACTGGGGTGAATTTGTAGAAGCATGGAACAGGAGGGCAATCGAGATTGTGAAAGGCGGTGGAGTAGATGCCGATTAAACCGATTTTATTCAATACCGAGATGGTTCGGGCAATTCTGGACGGACGGAAGACCTGCACAAGGCGAATTTGCAAAGATGCCAATGAGTGTACTGTGCCGGATATGGATTTTTACAATGCTGACAGGCGGACTTATGCAGTACATAACTTTGTTGATAAGGAGCATACGGAACAGTTAAGTACGGCGGAGAGAACCTGTCCTATCTGTACGGGCGATATCCTGTATGTTCGTGAAACATGGAAAGAGGCACCGAAAGGATACTATTACTACGAAGATTGGCAGAAAGATGATATTGCCGATGTTACAAAATGGAAACCATCCATCCACATGCCGAAAGAAGCCGCCCGTATCTGGCTTAAGGTTATAGATGTGAGAGTAGAGCGGCTGCAGGATATCACATATAATGGAGCACTCCGAGAGGGTTCAGAAGGTATAAGATGCGATCATGTAGCACTCGGGGTGCATGGATGTACAGATTGCATGAATACTGGATGGATTGAACCGCCACAGGTCGAATTTATGCAGATATGGAACAGCACCATCAAGAAATCCAACCTTGACCGCTACGGATGGGATGCTAATCCGTGGGTGTGGGTAATTGAATTTGAGCGGTGTGAAAAACCGACGGAAAGGAGGTGAATATATGAAATACTTTATAATTAATAATCTTTGTACAATCATCACTGCGTTAGTTGTAAATAAAATTGTAGCTATCTACTATATGAAAATAATAGATAGCTATGTAAATGATATCTTTGCAATGCTTAAAGAGTTAATCAGGACAACATATGTCGAGAAATGAAACGCCTAAAGGAGTTGGTTTTACTAAACGTTTTTGTAATTGAAATGTATAATCTGGATATTGATTTTGAATTTGTAGCATTTCATCACATTGCTCATATTTAAAATAAGCAGCGTCATCATGTATGGAGAGCGATGAAGGAATTTCAACTAGCCCTTGTTTAGATAGAAAACTGATGGAAAGAGATTGGCGTTCATATATAGTACATTCTGAGTTTTCTAAAAATATGTTTTGCAACACCACGGCATACAAAGATGGGTTATCAGATGTTCTAACAATATTGCAAATTGGTAACTGATAATTATCAAATATTAGTTTTAAGTTTTGAGCATCTAGTGGTGTCATGGTTTTTAATATATCCGAAAAAGAAGGGTGAACAATATCCTGTTTTTCAATATCAAGCGATGATGAAATTAAATTTGCAAACATTTCACGTAGACTTGGTTCTTCAACACAGTATTTTGCATTTTCTAATGCAGGCATTACTATTTGGGTATTTGCTTCGACACGATTTTCTTTTGGAATAGAAGTGATTTTTGAACTTAAGGATTGCTTAAATTCTTCTAAGTCTTTGGCATATTTTAATTTACGTTTTTCGGCTAATTGTGAAATACCGCCAAAGACTAAAAACCAACAATCAGATAATGTTTGACCGACATTTTTGGAAGGCAAATCTGTAAGATTTTTTAATGCATTATCAACTGATTCTGGCAAATCAGCATTTAAAACGCTGAAGTTATTAGTTATATCCTTAGACATAAAAATTCCTCCTTATGTGTAAATTAAAATCATTATACATCAAAGAGGTAAAAACTACAATAATATGAAAGGAGCCGGGACCTATCCGGATAAAAGGCGCGCCGGGTTCCTTTTGAAGAAAATGATACATGGAGAATTGATAGTTGACAATTTTGCCGGTGGGGGCGGCGCTTCCACTGGTATAGAAATGGCAACCGGATACAGTGTTGATATAGCCATCAACCATGATCCAGAAGCTATCAAGATGCACAAGGCGAACCATCCGAATACGAAGCATTACTGTGAAAACGTGTGGGCGGTTGATCCTGTAAAAGCCTGTAAAGGACATCCAGTAGCACTTGCCTGGTTCTCTCCGGACTGCAAACATTTTAGCAAAGCAAAGGGTGGCAAGCCAAAAGATAAGAATATCCGTGGTCTTGCGTGGGTAGCCTGCCGATGGGCGGGACTTGTCCGACCGAGAGTCATCATGCTTGAAAATGTGGAAGAGTTCAAAACATGGGGACCACTTGGACGGCGACACCATCCGATTAAGGCAAAGCAGGGCGAAACATTTCAGAAATTCGTTCAGCAGCTCACGGATTTAGGATACGAAGTGCAATTCCGGGAGCTGATTGCCGCTGACTACGGAGCACCTACCATGCGAAAGAGATTTTTCATGATCGCCCGGTGTGACGGCAAGCCGATCGTCTGGCCAGAGCCGACACACGCACCGGCAGACAGTGAAGAGGTAAAGGCAGGATTGAAAAAACCTTATGTTGGAGCATACACGCAGTTGGATTTTTCATTGCCCTGTCCAAGTATCTTCGATACTTCGGAAGAAATCAAGGAGAAATACGGCATTCGGGCAGTAAGACCACTGGCACAAAAGACGATGGACAGGATAGCCAGAGGATTTATAAAATTCGTTTTGAATAATCCAAAGCCTTTTATCATTCAGTGTAATCATGGCGGTGAGCGTAGACCGAATGATATCAGAGAGCCGATGCCTACCATAACCGGAAAGCACGGGTACGGGATTGTGGAGCCGTATATGGTGCAGATCGGGCAGACAGGGTTCACAAAGGACCGGAGTAAGGATGTGAGGGAGCCGCTCACAACGATTGTAAGCAAAAATGAGCATTGTCTGATTGAACCAACGCTTGCACCATACATGGGAAAGAATACGACAAATCATCCGGGCGGAAATTGCAAAGATCCGATACACACAATTACAACTGGCAATCAGCAATGTCTTATTAGTCCTACGTTGATTCAGTACCATTCAGAAACTTCAAAAGATGGAGTAAGAGGGCAGACTATAAAAGATCCGATCATGACAGTTGACAGCTCAAATAGATATGGGCTGGTCGCATCGTTTCTGCATAAGTACTATGACGGAGGATATAAAGGTGCTGGGGAAACAGTAGAAAATCCGCTTCCGACAGTGACCGCATGGGATCATAACAGCGTTGTTACTGCGAATCTGATTCAGATGAACAATCATTGTGACGGAAAAGATATCAGACAGCCATTACCAACGATCACGGCTGGTGACGGACACTTTGGAGAGGTCAGAGCGTTTCTGATTAAATACTATGGACAGGGAACAGGGCAGGATATCAAAGATCCGCTTGATACAGTCACAGCACAGGATCGCTTTGGACTTGTGACCATCAACGGCACTGATTACCAGATTGTGGATATTGGACTGCGGATGCTGGAGCCAAGGGAGTTATATGGATGTCAGGGATTTCCGGACGATTACATAATCGACCATGATTACACCGGCAAGACATATCCGAGAAGCGAACAGGTGCGAAGATGCGGCAATGCAGTATGTCCGCCAATACCTGCAGCACTGGTCAGAGCAAATTTGCCAGAATTGTGTGTTGCAGAGCGGATGCCAAATATGCAGATAGAAGCAGAGCAGACCGGACAGCTCCGGTTTGCGTAAACCTTAAATTTTTCGGAGGTGTTGCCATGAATTTATTTGAAAAAGTAAAATGCAAAGGCTTTTATAAGCCATTTAAAGACGGAAGATGGCTGTATCTCGACAGGAAAACATTAACTGCTGATGCAATGGACAATAATCTGGCAGATGGAAACAATGATGGCACTGTCGAAAAAAATGTTGAATATATCGAGAAAACTTATTTCAAACACGTTGATAAGAATTTCACAGGTGTAATTGTTGGATATAAGGATATTGTCATCAAAGGCTATCTTGATGCGATTTATGAAGATGAATGTGATGTAGGTATCGGAGTCATTCCAGAAGCGTTTTATGTATCGAAAAGAGCAAAAGAAACGGTAAAATGTGCTGTTGTTTATTATGCGAACAATTTAAAACATTATGTTCCATTGGAAGATTTGGAGGTGCTGTCATGATACAGACAGCAGAAGATAAAGTGAAAGAGTACTGCCAGTGCATCCGCAGAGAAATAGAACACTGGAAAGTTATCAATCAGAACGGGTGTAATGATCCGTTCTGGTCCGATGGATGCAACATGAATCTGACACGGAATCATATCATTTATTATCAGTCAAAGATCCACGAGATCTGCACAGAAAATCAGTTGCCATTACCGGAGGAATGTTATTTTTCCATACCGCCGGAAGTGGATAATAATTATATGGCGAATCTTAAGCAGAAACCACGGGTGGAGAGATTGCGTCAGTTAGGGAGGATCATGACTGGACGCATTTACCAGTACGACGAGAACCAGATGAGTTTATTTTAGAACCAGATAACAAAACCAAG